GCTTCCATTTGTAGCCATATTTTTCCTTAGCGTACTCCATCCAGTCGGCATGCACCTGCGTGGGCCGCACAATTAGGTCTCTTTCTTTTGTGCCTTCCAGTAGGTCGTGAGCATGGGCGGCCATTACCTGGCACCACGTTCCCCTTACCCAAAGAACATCTCCGGGCTGGCCGTAGGGGCATGCCATTAAGATAGATTCTCCATCTTCGGTTTCCCAGATGTATTTACCCCAATCGCTTTCGTTTTGATCGCTCCGAGGCACCAAAGAAATGTCATCGAAAGGCTGAGGCTTTACCACTCTTCTGGTTTGGGTTTTCCGGCCTTCCAGAATGGCCTGCACCATTGCGGTGCTGAATAGAATTGGAATGAATTTCATGGGGTTAAAACGATTAAATTGTATTGACGGAGCGGCCCAGATCTTGGCTCTATTCGGTAGCCGCTGGCCTTTGCCCAGGCATGTAAAACATGGAAAATCTCGATGCCCGATTGTTTGGGCGAATACCGGCACTCGACCTGCATGCGGCTGGATGAAGCAAGGGCGGGGATGGCTTCCTGAATGGATTGGTGGCCAAAAATCCGGAACCAGTTATCTGGAATTCCCTTAAAGGCGCAAGCGGGTGGATAGCCAGGCTTATGGACCCGAAACTGGATTACTACCTTATGAAGTATTTCCAGGATGCCATTTTTAGACTGAAAAATGATACTGACCAGCATATCGTCTGGGCTTCGAAAGTCGAGAGATAGCTGACTCATCGATCGCCCTCATTTCCTCCCTCCTCTGGGAATTGGTACCACTCAATAATTTTTAGCTTCCCAGGAGATAAAAACCTCCATTCATTAACCTGCTCACCCGTTGGAGTCTCAAAAATGTAAGTCGCCTTTGTCAATGCAGATTTGCCATTTGAGTACTCCACTTTCGCCATCACAGGTACCGACATTTTGTAAAACAATCGGTCCTCAGATAATGGGGGCAATACCGTAGGTTCGAAAACATTTAGAACGATTGTTTTCATCGCTTCCCCTCATTTCCTCCCGTTTCCGGAAACTCTTTCCACTCCATCCCATCCAGCATGCTGCCAGCTGCTTTGGTGCCGACTTTCACACATCCAGTAAACTCGTCTATCGGCTTAAAACTTGTAAAGCCCTGTATCTTACCGTCAGCTCTCTTTTGCCCCATTGGGATTCCTTCACCCCACTGCTTAAAAAAGAACGGAACCCATGCAGGGCGGCACTGATCGCGAAGGCTACGGATCCAGTCGGGGTGCACGGGGCGGGCATTGTGCCCAGATTCGCCACCAGCTATTACCCAGTTAATCTGTGGATCAACTAAGCGGCCGTTTCCTTTTAAGCCTTCCGGAGTGTTTGTAACAGTAAACCCACGGAGAAGGTGCATTCGGCTTTCGCCTAACTCCCATTTATTGCTGTGGTTGAAAAACTCTATCGGCCCCAGAAGCGGCTCGCAACTCAGAAAGCGAACCGCTGCCGGAACCTGGAGAAGTAAGGGGATGCGCTTATCTGCCTGCTCCTGGTTCTCTACCGTTACCCCGAGCCATACGTTTGGCAGGGGCCAGTCTAAACCTTTCCAGTTTGGGTGTTCGCCAGGGACAGGAATTTGGTAGTGCGTAAACTTGAAACCGACCTTAAACTCATCCATGCCAGTGCTTACCCAGTCGTTTTTCTTCCACGCCATAAACTGCCACATCCGCTCGGGCCGCTTGGTGAGCACCTGGTAGGTAATGTGTGGAGTAATGGCCATTACCGCGAAAACTTTATCGATGTACTCAAAAGGCACATTCTCATGGAAAAGGTCGCTCATCGAGTTTACAAATACCCGCTGTGGCTTCTTCCATTTCAGAGGTTCGAGGAGTGCTTTTTCGTCGAGATTAATCCGTCCGGTCCACAGGATTTTGCCTCCATCGGTTTTCCATATGGTGCCCTGGTACTTCTGTTGCCCCATGGCTTCGAGGCGGTGGGCCATGCGCATGGCATAGCAATGCGTGCAGCCTGGGCTTATTACCGTGCACCCGGCAAGTGGGTTCCAGGTGCGGTCGGTCCATTCGATTTTTGTGCTCATACTACAATTCCAGTTTTTCGATGATGTGGCGCATGGCCATTATTTTTTTGAAGTTTTCCCGGATCCAGAACACTTGCTCCATCCGTTTTGAGGTAGGTTTTTCTCGCAGAATCTCGTTTGCGATGTTTTTCTGCCTCCGGGTTTTCCGGTCGAGTTCTTTGGCTTCGAACTCAAGCTGCTGATCTTCCCAGATTTTGTCTCCTATGCTTCCCATGGCTTACAGTTGTGGGGTGTTGTTAAAAGGTTCGTTTTCGGGCTGAGCTTCGGCGGCAGGTAGCTGGGTTTCGAGCTCATCGTAACGCTCTTTTTCCACCACCAGTACCTGGCCTTCGGTTACCTGGTCGAGGAGGTTAAGCATGGTGCTCATCATTTCCCAGTCGCCTTCGGCCAGCTTTTCGGCCAGGCGCTGTATGCTGCCCTCGGCTTGCAAAATGGCCTGCATCGCCACCGGGTTGCTTTGAAAGGCCCGCAGCTGCGGTATGCCTACATTAAGGCGGCGGCACATGGCATCGGCATCGGCACCCAGCTTTCCGGTGCTTATGCCGGTGAGGCACTTCTGCGTAAGGGCTGTGCCCAGACGCAGAAGGAAATATCTTACGGTGTTTTCCATTGTACAATGGGTTAGGTTATCGGTTTTGTTTAATCGGGCGGTAATAGCCTTCGTTCATCAGTTGGCCCCGCTCGAAGTAGTAGCGGCGCAGGCCGAGGGTGAGGTCGAATTTTGGCCAGTTGGCCTCCATGGCTTCGCCCAGTTGGGCCGCGGAGGCGGGGAGGAACCATTGTATGCTGGCTGGTACGGGCCAGTGCGCTGGCAGCTGGCTCAGGTAGTGAGCACGGGCTTTGCAGCGGGGGCAGGTTATGTAGGTGGAGATCTTCCAGGTGCGCTCTCCGGGCGCAAGGGCATAGGTGCTATGCCCGGCATTGCAGCGGTACACATGCTTTTCCATGGGTTAGAAAGGCGCCGCTGTACTGGTTGGCCCTTTTACCGCTGCGGCATCTCCTACCGGAGTAGGTGGCTGCCGGTCTTTGTGCATGGTGTCTCCACTTTCGGCCTCCTGATCCTGGATTTCGAGAACGATGCCGTTTTCCAGTAGGCGGGTATAGTTGAATACCAGAGCGGTATTGGTTTGCCCTTTAAACTTAAAGCTCTTCTTAGAGCCCAGAAAGCTGAGGGAGTTTACCAGGTAGAGGCGGAGTGAGCCCTTATCCATGGTATTGGTACGGCCCTGGCTGCGCATTTCTTTGCTGTAGAGGCCATAGAGGTACTCGAAACGGATGTAGGCCACGTAGGTCTCCTGGGCGAAGTTGATTAGCTCCGGCATTTTGCTGTGCTCTTTAAAGAGCTCGATGGCTACACGCGGGCCACGCACTACGATGGCGCTGTCGTCTATCAGTCGGTTACTTACCAGGCTGGCAATAATTTCCCAAAAAGTGTTCGATTCATCGCTCTGGCTCATCATGCGCTCCTGCTCCTCAGAGAAGCGGTCCACCGTTTGGCGGAGTTCCTCTTCGGTAAAGGGCATTTTCAAAAACCGGGCAAAGCACTTGTAGCTGGCCATGGCCATGGCGGCATGCAAACCGAGGCGGCCCACGTTGGCACCTTCGAAACGCTGGGCATAGGCCCGTTTCTCGAGCTTAAACTCCCGGCCGATGGCTTCCTCAAACTCAGCCCTGTGCTGGAAAATGCTGGCCGTAATGGCTGAAAGCCCGGCATCCTGCATTTCCTTAAGCCGGTTGTACCAGTCTCCCTGCTCTTTGGTAAAACCTCCGTTCTGAAAGAACTGGCACAGCATGCAGCGGGTAAGCAGAGCAATGTCTTTTATGGGCAAGTGCTGCCCGGTAATAATGGCGGCACTGAGGATCTGCATGTTTACCGTTTTATTAGAGGTATTACTCGCCGCAGTGTCGGACTTGGTGTAGGGCAGCCGGTTCCAGATCTGCTTTAGGAACTCCATTTTAAACCGGTCCAGATCGGGCTGGTACTCCTCGATCATTACGATACCATCTCGCATTTGCCCCATCTGTTTGGCCAGGGCAGCCGGTGGCACGCTGGTAATGTTGGAGCCCAGGCTTACTTCTCCCGTAGGGTGGAAGAGGGAGAGGATGGACATGGCCATGGTCGTTTTTCCGGAGTCGGGCTTTCCGTAGAGGAAGAGCAAGGGAAAAAAGCCATCGATCTTAAACAGAACCGATGAGAAGATGCTCTGCAGGGCGAACATGAGGCCGATGCGGCCATTCTCGCCATAGACCTGCACAAAGAGCTCGGCCCACTCGGAGAAAGATACGTTTGGCCTATCGATGTAGCGGAAGGTGCGCTCAAACTGGAACCGCTTTTTCTGCTCTTTGAACATGGAACTGAGGGCGGGCAGGAAGTAGGCCCGCTTGCGGTGCTCCACCACGCCATAATCGTTTATGGCCTTAAACCCATCGGCAGTTACAATACCGTTGGCGAAGCTGTAGAACCCATCTTCGTTATAGCCGAGGATGGAAACCTCCACCGCTTCGAGGCAGTTCTGAAAAACGAACTCTTTAAGGCGCACGTAGTGCTTGCGTGGAATATCCCAGATGAAGTTCGATTTCTCTATGAAGGGAGCAATACCGGTAACCGATGTAAAACTCTCGGTCGGAATGCGCTCTATCCGGCTTTCGTTGCGGATGTTGGTGAGCTTTACCACGCGGCTGCCGTTGCCTTCCTCATCGGTTACCATGTAGAGCGGCTCCAGGTTAAAGTTTCCGGCACGCTCGAAGCTCCAGGCATTTTCCCGAAGGCGGCCCAGGTACAGCTCGTTGCCAAAAAAGAAAAGGTTAAAGGTGCGCACCATGTAGCGAAGGTGCTTTACAGTGTCCTTTTCGGCTTCGATGGCTTTTTTGTGCTTCACTGGCCAGTTGTATTCGATTTCCGGGTCGTCGTCGTCCTCCACCTGCTTCGCCTTTCGGGCCCGCTGTGGCTTGCCGCTTTCTGCCTGTGCCGGTGCGGCATCGGCTACGTGGTGGTACTTCGGCACTTTAATGTCGATGCCTCGGCGCTGGGCCTCTTTGTAGAACCAGCCGGGCGAGGTAAAGCGGCCGTTTTTGCGGGCATCGTCAAACTTCTTATCGCAGGCACGCTCGTCGTACTCCGGGTGCAGGGCGCTGAGGCGGTGGAAGTAGCCGCGGCCCTCTTCGCCCAGGCTGGCCATGGAGAAAGCAAGAAGCTGCCAGTTTTCGTAGCCCTGGGTAAGATCTACTCCGGCATCTATTACCCGGCTTACCACCAGCTCCATCTTCGTGCTTTCTGTGTTGGCCACGTAGTTTTTGGGTGTTGGCTTCTGCGGCAGCTCGGTAGGGCGCTCCATGGTAACGAGCTCGCCGGTGTCCTCATCCACAAAATCGTGCTGCATAAGGAAGGCCTGGCTGTCGGGGTTGTAGTAGGCCGCTTCGTCGAAGCTGGTGTAACAGGCACGGGGCACATCCTTTCCGCTCTTATCTACCTCCAGACCGTACATGGTGTAGAAGTACACCTGCAGGGCAAGGAAGCTCTGGAGGTGCTTACTGCCATCGATCCAGATGAGGAGCTTAAGGCCCGGCGTGGCCGATGGAGAGCGGAAGAGCATGCGCACATACGGGTCAGTCTGCAGCTGCATGCGCAGGGCTTCGATGTTCTGCACATCGTCGAAGTCGAGGCAGATCAGGTTCGAGTGCTCTACCAGGCCCTCGGCCTTGCGCTCGGTAAAAGTGCCAGAGAAGGTGAAGTAGGAGAGTTTCTTTTTTGCCTCCTGCTTTTCCTCCTTGGTGTTGGCCTGGCGCACAATCCGGATCTTATCGGCCTCCACACCGGTGCGGATGTGGTGCAGGGCAAACTCCAGATCTACGGTTTTCGATTTAGTCTTGTTCAGGATCCCTCCCTCCCAAAACGAGAACTGGAACTGCATTACTCTCCGATGGCTTTAATAAGTTCCTGAAAATGTCGCCGCACGGAGTTTTCCAGTGCTTTTTCCCGCTCCGTTATCCGGTCGAGGTCGGCTTTCTTGCGGGCCTCGGCGGGTTTGCGGAAATGGTCTCGTTTCTTTTCCCTCAGTGTGAGGAACTCGCTGAAAACCTCTTTCAGCATGTGGGCATCTACCTCTATTTTCATATCCAGATAGGGGTTATGCCATCTTCCAGCGCATGGGCGAGGCGGGTGAGCGATTCTATTTCCGCCTCCATCCGCTCCCGGACATCGGCATGCTGTACATCGAGCACACCGGCGAGGTATTCTTTCCGGATCCGGATGAGGTGTAGGGTTTCGGAATAGGTGCGGTGGTCAATAATACAGGCCCGGATTCGGTAGGTATTGCGCCGCTGCTCGTGCCTTTCGCACACGGCATACCAGAGGAAGGCCAGCTCGTAGAGCCGCTTGAAAAATGCTTTTAACATGATCGTTTTTTTTTTGATGGTGGAACGGATGCGCCGGATAAGCTCCGGCCAGTCGATGTAGGAAAAGGCCATAAAGGCGGCCAGTGCCAGGATATTCCAGGCCAGGAATACCAGTAGGCTTAGGGTTTGGTGGTCTGCCATGGGTCGAGGAGTTTACCGTCTTGGATTCGATGGTCGCTTCCATCGTACACAATGGCTTTTTGGGTAAGCCGGCCAGCGATTTCGGCCTCCGATGTAGGTCGGCGGTGTGCCACGTGCGAGGGGCTATCTGGAGGGTTTATAATTTGAAAGAGAGAAACCAAAAAAAGATGAGTATCGCCTTCCAAGGTTTTTCTCTGCTCCACGTACTGCATGGCTGGCGTAGGCTTTTGGGTTGCAGTTGGCTCCATGGCTTACAGTTTTTTAAGGTCTCCGATTACCAGTTTCTGCCCAGGCTCTTTCCAGTTCTGCAGGTGAGCCATACCTTCCTCGGCCAGGTCCTTAAGGCGCTGAAAAATGTGCATGGCATTCTCCCTGCCTATGTCGGAGTTAAGCTGCACGAGAGGCAGCTCGGCCATATCGCCGCGGAAATTGATGAGGAGCTGGCCCTCGCCCTCATCTTCGGAGAGCTGTACCGATACCACCGATGTGCGGCCGAGCTCAGGTAGCTCCAGCGGCAGTGCTTTGCGAAGTGTAAGTGCCATAGGTTACGCAGTTACCGGTAGCTTGATGGACTTCGATTCGTGCGCTCGGTCGAGGGCTTCTTTTTCCTCGATCACCTGTTTGATAGCATACAGGATTTGGAAATCCTTTCGCGTTCCCTGGATGGTGTTATGCACCGCTCGGGTATCTATCTGATTGCTGGGAGTGCTAATCAGATCCACTACACGTTTGGCGTAGCCATTGAACGTGCGATCGATCAAACTGATCCGGAGAGTCTCAAACTCTTGTCGTTGAGATGGTGAGATTGCCATAAAACTTTTGGTTTTCTTACTTATGTTTACTTGTGTTGCGTTGTGCTTACTTGTGATTGCGAAGGAATTACAGGTTTGCTGTAACAATTACAGACTTTCTGTAAACATTACATTTTCCATGACGAACGGTAGAAATTCCTCGTTGAAATTCATCCGGCGTACCCTCGGCAAGACTCAGAAAGAGTTTGGCGAGCTTCTGGGGCTGGGAGCCTCAGGATATGCTGAGATCGAAAGTGGTCGGGTCCGGCTTACTTCTGAAGCTATACAGAAGCTATCTGCGGAGTTTAATCTGGATCCGCGTGCATTCACCAGCACAGAAGGTCCAGGGCAGCTTCTGAAATACTTTCCTACTGAGCCATTGAAGGTAAATGAGCCCGGCGAAGCCTACGGCACCCCTCCGAATCTGACCTTATTGGAGATCGAGAAAGAGCGCCTGTCGCGAGAGTTGGAAGCCTACAAGGCCGAAAATGCCGAGTTGCGCAAACTCATCCAGAATCGGTGATTTTGGCGCAGTAGTTGGCGCAGTTGCGGGCCCGGTTTTGGGCCCATCCACACCCGAAAACCGGCATACATGCGGGTTTTCAGGCGGTACATAGCTGCTTTTCCCGCAGGGCGTAAAGCCATGCGGGGCAGCTTTTTTTCAAAATAGCCTGTTTATCAGAGATTTATTACATGGGGTTTCAGTTGGCGCAGTAGTTGGCGCAGATGTATGGGGAAAAGAGACTTACGGAAGGCGGTACTGGTAGATCGGGGTGGCGACTTGTCGAAACCCTGGTACATTACCTACTATGCCATCGATCGGGAAACGGGTAAGGCAAAGCGGTTGAAGTACACCCAGGGCATTAACCAGATCAAAGATGAGCGCCTTCGCCGGTTGAAGTGCCGGCAGCTTATTATTGCCATCGAGCGCAGCCTTTCTCAAAATCCTTTTCTGGATCCGGCAAAGCTGAAAACGCCATCGAAAGAAGTGCCAGAGGGTCCGGACCTGTCGAAAGATACGCTCATCGATGCGCTGCGGCGGAGCGTGGAGAGCAATGCCGAATCCAGATCCGGATGCCAGCGGTCGAGGGTGTATCTGCTTAAGGTTGCCCAGGCGTATTACGAGAATCGGAAAGCGCCCACGATTAAAGCCATGCGGGTGCCAGATTATTTCCACTTTCTGGAGTACCTGGAGCGGAGCCCGATTGCGGCCAGTACCTGGAACCAATACTACCACATCCTTACGGCATCGGTTCAGTTCTATGTACTTATGGATGTGCTGAAAGAGAACCTATTAAAGAAAATCCCCAGGCGCAAAGTGGTAAAGGGGCACAGGAATACACCGTTTACCATGGATGAGCTGCAGCGCATTTTTGCCCAGGCCGAAGCCGAGGGCGAAACCAACTGGATCTACTTCGCAAAATTCATGCTTTACACACTGGCCAGACCATGGAAAGAGCTGCTGTACCTAAAAGCAAGGGAGATTCGGGAAAACGACATCTACATACCACCAGAGCGGGGCAAAACTGGAGGCCGTACCATTCCCATTGTGCCGGCACTGAGGAAACTGATTGATGAAATGGGCATAAGGCAGATGGATCCGGATGCGTACATCTTTGAGGATCGGCGAGAAAACAAAATAGGCCTCCGGAGGGAGACCTATTACAAAAAACCGTTCTACCGGATTCTTAAAAAGCTGGGGCTGGATGGCAGGGGGCACACGATGTATGCGCTAAAACATACAGGGGCCTGTGTGGCTTACGATGCGGGCATGCCCATCCACGTTATCCAAACCATGACGGGGCACGCCACCATAAGCCAGACCGAGGAGTACATGCGGAGCATGGGCAGAGTGGTGCGAAACAAACTCTACATCGATCAGTGGCCGGAACTTAACTTATAAGTGAATTTCCGGCCTTGCGAAGGACATCCATGTCCCTCGCAAAACCATTTACGCCGCTGCCTCTTGCTCGATCTGGCTGGCTTCGTCGGCTACGGCTTTCATTTGCTCGTAGGTTACCACGGCCCGGATCCGGGTTGGGAAGGCTTCCACGGCCTGGCGCACGCCTCGCATTTCTTCCAGAAGGGCAGCGCTGGCCTGGGCGGTTACTTCGGCCGTGGCTCCGCCTTCTCCATTGCGGGTGCCTACCGGTACTACGCCACCATTTTCATACATGCCTCGGCGGCCGGTAATGGGGGCACCGTTTCGAAACATGCTGGTATCGAGTAGGGCATCGATTATAGGCCGGTTGTTTTCTACCGTCTGGCGGCTGTACACATGCAGGGCCTCGCCTCGCTCTACTTCGCCCAGGAAGCGGCCGTTTTTGCCATCTACCAGCTTAATGCCTCCGGAGCTGTGCCGCTGGCCATCGGTAAGGATGCCACCAGATGGAGAAATAACTCCACCAGATTCAAAAAAATTAACCCCATTGATTTTTGAAATCTGGAAAGCGGTTCGTGCTACGGATGCTACTGTTAATGCAGTTGCAAAGGCAGGGCCCCAACCTGGGATAATCGCATTGAGATAATTAATATTGGCATTAGCCCAGATACCAGCTATCTCTTTCGAACTTAAAACCAAAACTTCCGCAGTAGCCAACGCTTTGATGGCAGCGGCATTCTTTTTTCTCGCCTGCTCGTCTTGCCCCAATGCCTCTATAATAGCTCCAGTTCCCTGGGCAATGAGAGCCAGCTTTTTCTGGCTGAGGTCTTGCTGTGTTAAAATGCTTTTTTCGGCCAGCTCCTTTCGCTTTTGCTCATGGTTTTGATCGAGAGCCGTGATTTCGTTTGCAACTTTTTTAGCTTCGAGCGACTCCGACTTTCCCGCGGCCCGAATTAATGCCAATCGATTTTGGAGGCTAACTCTCGTAAGTTCATAGAGCCTTTGTTCTTTTTCTTCGGCAGATTCTACTACTGCATTTGCGGCCAGTTTCTGCGTTTCGAGTTCAAGCTGCAGGCGGGCTTCCTCATCCTGCAGGGCCTTCGCTTCTTTATCTTTCTGCCTTTGCTCTCTCTGTGCTTCGAGCTGATCTTCAAGCTCGATCAGGGCATTATCTCGAGCAATGAGGAGCTCCTTTTGAAGTTCAGTAGTGAGCTGGCCATTAATGAAGGCATCTTCGAGAGCTCGCTTGTAGTTGTTAAGAATGATTACTTCTTTCCTTTCCGCCTCATCTTCAATATTTTGAATCCGTAAATCGGTAAGCCGCCTTTCATATTCTAACGCAGCCTTATCTGCCGCTTCCTGAGCTTTTGCCTGTGCTTCCAACATGGCTTTTTGCTTTTCGGCAAAACCGTCGAGTAAGGCATTTCGGCGGACACTTATCTTTTCCTGCAGATCGATCGATTCTTTTTGCAACAAAATCCGGCTGGCTTCGGCTTCGGCCAGGGCTTTTTCAGTTTCCTGCTCGTCGAGTTTGTTGCGGAGGGTGTTCTGGTGATTAAGAAATGCCTGCTGGTACTTAAGATCTGCCAGGGCTATTTGCTCCTGCAGGCGCTGGGTTTCGATTACACTTGCTTTGTCCAACAGGAGCAAGCGGTCTGCCTCGCTCTTGGTTCGGTCTCTTGCCTGGAGTAACAGTTTCGAAATCTGCGCCTCGGCTTTTGCATTGGTTACGATGAGCTTGTTTTCGGCTCCTTCTATTTCATCGATAAGCCCGGCCAGCTTTTCGCCCTCTACCACGGCGGTTTTTATCTCTGTCCCAAACTCCTGCATTTTATCGGTGGCATTCTCGATGCCGGAGCTTACCTGGATCATTCCATCGGCCAGCTTCTTTACATCCATCTCGGCAATGCCTTCCACAATTACGCCCAGGGCTTTAAACCGGTTTATGATGTTGTTTACAAGGAAGTTGGAGAAATCGATTAAAGCCTGTTTCGGATTTTCGAAAGCATTGAAAAGCGCCTCGCCCATATCGATCAGGATCCGGGTAAGGCTATCGGTTACCAGCCCGATGGTTTTGAGAATTACCTCCAGCTTTTTGCCGCCTTCTTCGCTGCGGGTAAACCAGGTAACCAGCGCACCCACGGCCACCACCAGCGCACCTATACCCGTGCTTACAATGGCAACCCGGAGAACTCCGAGGGCATTGATGTTGGTAGCAATGGCGCCACGCACCAGGTTGAAGGTTTCAGATAGCTGCTGGATCTGCTGGCCGGTCTGGCTCATGCCCAGCAAGTCGGCACGGGCGTTCTTTGCGTCGTCGCCCAGGTTGCGCATCTGTTGGCGCACCCGCTGGGCTTCTTCGCGTATGTCCTGCAGGCGGTTCTGGGCGGCGGCCAGTTCTTTGGTTTTGTTATTAAAGGCCTCGGTATCGGGGGTGAGTTGCCGCAGCTCTTTGCTCAGGGTCTTTACCTGGCTCTGCAGCTCGCCCAGGGTGGAGACTGCCTGCTCTCCATTGGCGGTGAGCTTTACCTGACTTTCGGTCGTACGTGCCATTGTTATACAGTGGTGTTGAGTTCGTTGTAGATTCTTACGTGGCTATCGCCGAGGATCTTTACCTGCACCTGGATAAAGCGGGCAAGGAGCGGGCCGTACATGGTTTTGGCAAACCAGCGGCGGCGGCGTGGCGGGCCGTTCTGGTACATGCGGGTAGCAATGCCCCAGGCAATGCGGCGGGCGGCCACGCTCTCGGATGTCGGGCGCTTGTCTCCGGCATAGCCCGGTACGGTGCGGAACTTCTGCAGGCCGATGCTGAGGATCCATTTCTCGATCTCATCCACAGGTGGCCGGCGCTGGAAGGTGTACGGGTCTTTACTGTCTCGTATGCGGGCATAGTTGGCAAACGAGATCAGTACCTCACCCACGCCATCTCCACCAAAACCAGAGATGGCTCCCTGTATAGAGTTAATGGCATCGCCGGTAAGGTTGAGCTTATTCTTCTGGGCAGAGTTGCGCAGCTCGCGGATGGCCATTTCCAGCCATGCGGCACAGGCGGCCATGAGTTCGTCGTTTACCTCTTTGGTGATTTCCACAGAAGCGAATTTCCGGAAAGCACAGGGCAAGGTATAGGACATAAAAAAGCCCCGGTTTTTGGCCGGGGCTGGGGTGTTTGTTTGAGTTGGTTACTTGGTTACGGGTAAGGTAGCGGCCACCAGCACAGTAGCAAAAACTTCTTCATCGGTAGTGAGGCGGCCAGTGCTTTTCTCTTTCCAGGCTTTGCGGTGCGGGGTGTACTGCTGGCGGATGGCTTCCATCATACGCTCTGGGTATTTAATGGAGTAGCTGCGTTTTTTTGCTTCGGCACTCATCAGGCAAGGGGTTGAAGTTGATAGATGCGGGCATTGCGGTAAATATCTCTGAGTGAGCGGGCCAACTTTACCATGGTGCGGGCCTGGCCACGTACTACTTCGGATGGATGCTCGAGCCCGTGCAGGGTAACATCGTCAATAATTTCTTGAAGGCTGTCGGCAATGCGGGCGGGCTCCTGGCTAAAATCCTGGCCGATGTAATCCACAAAAGGGGCCAGATCGATTTCTACAATGCTACCAGTGTTTGGGCAGGTGTAGCGTACCTGTGTGGTGGATGGTGTTTCCATTTTTTTGAAATAAAAAATGCCCCCAAGTGGCCGCTGCTTTACACAAAGTGGAACTTTGGAGGGAGCCGTTACCGGACATCCCGCAGCTTTGGGGGCAAGGTCTTAATTCAAACAGGAGAGAAGCGGACACAAAAAAACCACTCATAACAACTTCGGAAAAGTTTTGAGTGGCTTCCGCATCCACTTTGTGTAAAGCGATGCGAAGGTGGTGGAGTTACGGCAACTTTTCCAAATTATTTTTTTAGGTAACGGATTTTCTGCCCGGCATTTTTTAGCTGGCGCCCCGCCTTAAGCCTCAGAATTACAGAGCTTAACGAAAGTACACCGCCCCCGGCAATAAAAATGTTGCCTACGCTCATGTTTTTAACCAACAGTAGGCCACCAACTGTATAGCCTACCACACCAAGTATGGTGCAGGTTTCGGCATTGGAGAGTTTCTGACCGGCATCATAAATATGATAGCTAAGGGCAATGCGGGCCAAACTGTCGCTCAGCTCTACCGGTGCCCGATCTACCTTGCCCAGGCTATTCATGGCCAGATCTCCGGGGTGCTTTACCATGCGGTTGCAAACGGGTGTGGTGCTGCATACCTGTTTGCGCATGTTGGTATCGGCTGCGTAAAAGCCTGCCACCTGGCGCCAGGGTATGGAGAGAGAAGCAAAGGGAGAATCTTTCCGCACAAAGTGCAGGGTGGTGGCAGTTACTGAATCGATACGGCCGGTAATGATCTGGGAGCCATCGGCGGTTTTCAACAAATCGGGGAAACCGGTTTGCGCCTGGGCAAAGAGAGGGCTGGCAAGGATGAGAAATAGAATCTTTTTCATAGGGTATGTATAAAAGTTGCCTGCAATATACGGCTACTCTTCTACTGGTACAGGTTTTGGCGGCGGGTTATCGAGTAAAGCCAATAACTGGGCAATGGTGCTGCAGGCGGTTTCACCTACCGTTGTTTCGCCTGCTTTGTAGCACTGGATAAGCTGCTGATCTTCCCGCTCCAGGCAGAGGTGCATGCAGTCGGGGCCCAGGCTCTCGTACCACTCTATGGAGTAGGTAAGCTCCTCGAAGGTTACGAGCCCGGCATTGTAGTAGATAATGGCCATGGCAAGTTTTAATTTCTGGGGTGGATGGAGATAAAGTGCGATGTGTGTACCTCGGTAGTGTTGGCCGGCTGTATGGCCAGAATCAGGTACTGACCTACTGCCCAGTTAATGTTTACCGAGCCGCCTGAGAAGGTTGAAACATCGGTAAGGGCAGAGGTAGATGCGGAGAAGTTTAAGTGCGTAGCCGTAGAGCTTAACACTACCAGGTGGCGCAGTAGCTGGCCGCCTGCGGCACCGGTACCGATGCTGAGCGTAGCCAGCAAGGTGGCGCCCGAAAGAGAATCGGTTGTATTGATGTACACGCGGATGGTGTAGCCAGAGCCGGCTCCGTTCCGGGTGGTACGAATCAGAAAGTCGAACAGGCTGCCGGTGGTAAAGGTATCAGCCGGAATAAGGAGCGAGTTTACCCGGGTATTGGCCGTGGTGCCGGTAAGGGTGCTCTGGGTGGTGTTGGTAAGATACTTCCCAGCCGTGCCGGCATCTGTACCGGCTGGCCCTGCGGGTCCTGTTGGTCCGGCTGGTCCGGCGGGTCCAGTTGCTCCGGTTGGCCCGGCTGGTCCTGCTGGTCCTGCTGGCCCTGTTGGTCCTGCTGGTCCAGGCACTCCAGTAGCTTCTATTGAAGTTTTTAGATCCTGCAGCTCGTCTTTGTAAGCCACAGAAGTGAGCAACCAGTCCCATGCTTTTGCTGAAAACACGGAAAGGAACCTGTACTTTTCTGATACTGTGCGTAGTTTCATCGAATAGGGCAGAGAGTAAATGTTGAAGGGGCGGAGTCCAATGGCATTGCCAGATTTACCTTTCGAATGAGATAAACCGTGTTTCTGACTCTTACTGGCTTAGAAAAATCAATCTTGGCAAGTGCAACCTCATCCAGATAAACGGGCACATCTACGTTTTGCGTAGTGGTAATAAAGTCAATCCACTTTTTCCCAACGGTCTTGCAGAGGCCATCTTCATTTTCGAAGCGGGCAGAGGTTTCTACAGAAGTTGGCTCCCCGGCGTAGTTTTTTACGCCAGAGCTTGCCATGGGGTAAAGCGCAGAGGTAGAATCCTCCTGCATGCCGAGGTAGTTCATAAACCGAAGTGAAGTACGTTGAGAACTAAGATTGTACTTCGAATAGGCCTCTTCTTTAACTTTTGGTATTTCCCAGTTTACCCCACTTTTTTTTACCCCTCTGAACATCAAAGGGCTATCGGCATTTACCTCTACTCTTATATCTCCTTCTCCTTGCCTGAAGCCAACTGAATTATGGCTCTTGAGCACCCAGCCTACAGATCCATTATCGGCTTGAGCGAAGGCATAATACTTGTCTTCGCTCGAGACATATCGCACAGAGCCAAACACTGCCTCATTAATTGGAAGCTCCTGAGTAGTTGGTACAGATTGAAGGATTGTAAACTTATCCGGGAAAAGCAAGTCTGAAACAATAAGCGAGTTCCTGTACTCGTCTCTTGCGGAATCGCGATAGGTAATAAGGTACCCATTGGAAGTAGGAAAATCTATGCCCTGCACGCCTGGGATCTCATAACTCCAATCTACAGGTGTATCTGACAAAACATCATCCAGTGTTTTTAGCAAAATGGAGTTGGTTCTAAAGTCAAAGAAAACACCCCAGTAGAAAAAGGTTCGCGCTGCATTCAGGAACTCATTCAAGAAAGCATCCGGCATTGCCTCTCGGATATTCCACTTGTTTCTAAAGCTATCAAAGTACCTGTACCCATCGGATGGCGTGTACAATACACTGACCTGGCTAAGAATAAGCGTAGAGTATAGAAGCTTTGCCGAATGAGAGGGATCGTCGAAAAACTCGCTGTTATACCTTAGCCCTAAGAAGCTGAATATCTTTGAAAATACCTCTTTGACATAGATCTGCGGGCTGATCGCATACCGGAACCTTTGACCGAGGGTAATGGTGTTAAACTTAAATGCGCCTTCGTCGAAATAGTTCACCACACCCATGTAATCCTCGTTTAATGAAAAGTCCTCATTCACAATACAGGGGTAAACAAAGCGAGCTTCTGGATCGGTAGATGGGAGCGAATTAACCTCTTGCATGTGTGCGTCCAAAAGGGTAGCGTATGATGCGAAGAAAGCCTCAGGGTCGATGTTTGAATCGAACACATCGAATCCATAACTCGATCCAATATTGGCAAACGAACCAGTTGGATTCATAAGATCGGGAAGGCTGGTTCTAATATCCTTGACTATAAAGCTATTCGTGAAAGGGATTTCACCCTCGGTAGCTTCGGCTACAATTCTTCCATCGTGATAAGGGTCAGCATAGCGCCACGGTGTTGAGTAGCTGGTAAAACGGTACACGTGCCAGGCAGACCGTGCCCCTATCAAAATCCATTTTCCTCCTTCGCTTTCATCTACAAGCGGAAAACCCGTGTTATTCTCGAACGCTTCCCAATAGATACCATTTTCATCTACCACTACATCATTTTCGAGATATGAAGTTCCCAGAACAAAAGGCTGCGGGTAAACTGGGTTGTTAATTCCATCTACCATGTCCTGTATAGTGGTTGGTCCATCCGTGCGGAACTTCACATAGAAAACAATGTTATTCTGTGGGTAATCTGGCAAATCGTCATAAACCAATGTGGTCGTAATCAAATCGCCTTCGGCTGGCCCGTCGCCAAAAAACCCCATGTAAGCATGGATGAAGAGATTGAACGTGATGGGCACTAAAACATCTTCCATAGGCAGATCTTTTAGCTTGGTCTCTTTCAAGTCGGCAGCAAACTGACCGCTTGCCGCCAATAGATTAATCTTAAACCCTAAAGGAGTAGCCGCTCTTAAAACAAGCTTACAGGCAATAACAGATGTACCTGATTTTAATCTGAATCCAGGAAACTCTGTGTTCCTGGTCTGCTTTGCTTCTACATAATTCTTGAATGAGAAGAAAGCCTCATTGGTAGGAGTAGCGGGCAAATCAAACGCATACGAAAAACTGCCTGCAAGAACTTCCGGCTCGAAAATGGAGCTATTGAGAACTATGTTGATCCGGGTATCCGGGTTCAGATCTAATACGGTGCCATCGGGGGCAATAAGCTGCAACATTAGATAGATGAGGCTTGGTTGTTATCGAATGCCAGGCGGAAGTCGAAGCCGTAGCTGGGCAGGTCGCCGTCGAAGTCGTTTCGGTATTCTACCGACTTGCTTTCCAGAATAATCGGCACCCAGCGCTGCAGATCCGGGCTCCAGAGAAACTTCCGAGGCGATAGCATAAAGTCCTGCATTACCGTTTCCAGAAGAGTGCGGGGCAGAAAACCGGTATAGGCCTTGTGCTTTTTGCGGCCCTCTATGCGCCAGGGCTGATATTGCTCCAGCGTAGTGTTTTGGAAAGCCGGGCCCAGATCGGACTCGGCCACGCTCTGCGATACTTCCAGTGTGCGGGCCATGCTGCCGGTGCAGGGCAGAAAGGCCCAGCCACCACGAGAAGAGAGGTAGGCGAAATCGTAAGTGTTTGCCCGCACAGAGCCATCGCTTACCAGGCTTACCAATCGGGTAACCGAGTTGCAGGTTAGCTCCAGTGTAAAGTTAGGAGAGAGCTCCTCCGAAGGTACGGACATGGGTATGGCCCAAACATCGCCAGCTCGGGCCGAGGTAAAAGATCCGGAAACGGTACCAGATGGGCGGCCAAACAAATCGAAGTGGCGGAAAATCCAGTTTACCGTTCCCGTGGTTTGGAGCATGGCATACACGAAGCCGGTAGCCTGCCGGGGCACAAGTAGCGAACCTGGCACATGCAGAAAAATAGGCTGCGTGCCCGATGCCGTGGCAAAATCGTCGGCATACTCTTCCATCGGCTCGCCTCCCAGTACCACCAGGAGGGTGCCTGAGATGGTAGTCCAACTTGTCCACACTCCGGCATTGTAGTGCCGGTGCCGTATGCGGTACAGGCGGCTCAGCTCTGGTACCAGCACGGCATCCAGATCGGCACCGGGCAGCGAAGCCGATGCCTCCCGCATAAGGGCGGAGTGGATTATGCTATCTACCCGATCGGTAAGCTCTGCGCTGCCATCGGATGTAAATGCAAAGGTGCCCAGTACCGTGTAGCTTCCGGTATGGGCTACGGTTTCCAGGCTTACCTCTACCTCTACCGACTGATTCGGCGCAGTGGTGGTAATGGAGAAGGAGATGGGGTTGCGAGAGTATCGTGCCATTAGGTCCAGCGGGCTGCGTTGTAACAGATGTTAATGGTGTCAGTGAGTTTGAACTCAAACCGCCAGCCGATGAGGTTATCCACCAGGAGCGGATCTATCGGGTAGATGTCGGATTCAGAGAGGTCGATTTTGCTGCCGTTTTGTTTTGCATCTCTCAGGAGTCGAGCCATAAGGTCGAACACGATGGCCTCCAGTTGGTCGAGCATGTTATCCATCTGCGCCTCTGTGGTGGTTTTGTCGTTATACGGTTGGCAGATGGTTACGGCCGAAACCTTCTTGCCGAAGTAGGCCGAGGTGCTGGAGTTAATCTCGATGCTGGGCACTTCCAGCCAAAGGATCGGGCCTTTGAATTTGGAAACGGTATCGGCCCGGAGCTTGCTGGTGTTGCCGCAGACAAAATTCCCGTTCAGTTCTACGTGAGAAGTGGACAGGGCGGCAAAGTATTCTTTGAGTTGCTTGTACTGCATTATGCGGCAGAGTTTTTACGGTGGTGGAGATAGCGAAGTATAGTGCTGAGGGGTTGCTGCATGGTGGCCTCGAAGTCGCCAAAAAGCCCCTCGGCGGCTACCGACATAGAAACATCTACCCAGTCGCCGGCTTTGCCCTCTCCTACCTTTTTGGCAGTGCCGCTTACGTGCAGTGCCCTGTTTGCCCGGTAGGTTTGGCGGCGCAGCTCCAGCACCCAGGTAACCACGGCCAGGCGCTTGTAGATCGGTATGCGGCCCAGCTTTTTGGCCCGGCGCTCAGCTATGCCGGAGTGGTACTTTTCTCGCAGGTCGCCGTTCCATGCGGTGTTGAGTTGCAGAAGCCAGGGGAAAAGCACTACCCACCACTTACGCGGGCGGCAGATGCTGGCCACCAGAAGATTAAGCAAGTGCTCGGAAGGGTTGGCTGCGTATGCCCGGAAAAGCTGATCGGCAGCCACTACATAGTCGGCCAGCTTAAGATCTTCCGGAGCGGGCAGGTAGTACCAGCGCAGGCCCATGCGGAAGATGCGGGTAGTGCGCAGTGGAATGGGCCGGAAAAGAAAATCGGTAAAGGGCAGGAGTGCGAGTAGCTGGTCGTCGTCCAGGCTTACCCATACTTCTGGCTTTACCGAAGGGGTGAGGATGCGGAAGGCGAGGTACTTATCTTCCGGCGTGGGTTCGTCCTTGGCCAGAAAGGGCACAATGCGGAGGAGTTGCTCCTCGCTCAGCTCTTCCCAGGTTTCCGGAAAAAGTACCTTAGTAGTGGAGGTTCCGTCTGCGATCTCGATCTCTACCATTCCTTTCGATTTTCTCGAAAATTCGGTAGAAGAGCACGTAGAGAAGTAGGACCGAAAACGAGAAGGCCAGCGTAGGTTTCCAGAGGTGGAAGTCTGAAAATTCAGGATCCCAGCCAGCCTGCCACCAGTTGTAAGAAGAAGCGATTACAGTGCTGCAGAAAAGCACGATGGCCGAATCGTGTACGATGTAGCCGAAGATGCGAAGGGGGTTTTTCATTGGTTCCAGCGGGCGAAGTTGTAGATCTGTTTTATGGGGCGTGTAAGCCGGCACACGCCACCACCGTCTCGGCTGCCGCTTCCGTTGGTGTTGCCTTCTATGGTTACCACGAACTTCCCAGAAGGGAGCACTTGCTCCACGATGCCTACGTGTCCGATTCGTTTGATGTATTTATTCCAGACTGAGAAAACATCTCCTGGCCGAACATCTTCTCTCTTAACAAGTCGAACTTTGGTAAACCATGCCGCCGCCATGCCTCCGGCAGCGGGTTGCTTGCATTGCTTATGGCAGTAGGTCGCAAACCACCCACACCAGGCAGTGCCGAGCCAGCGATCAGTGCCTGCCGCATAGCGTACAATCCGATCCACTTCGGGCCCACGATTATTCCTACCAGGGGTCTCCCTTGTGCCGATAAGCGGGCGGGCTTGGTTAAGAATGCAGGTAGCTCCATTGCTTACAGCATTGAAGTTAATGCCCAGATGGATAAGGCATAGAAGGCAAAGTAGGCGCATAGGGCACAGTAGTAAAGTGGCATGGGAATCTGACCTTCTATCTTTTCCCAATCGAAAAGGAAAAGGTAGAACCGGTTGAAGTTGAGCATAAGTGCGAGCGTGGCCATCCATCCAGCGATATACATTACCGCAGCTCCGGCGAGGATGTTGGTAAAGTAGCCAGGCGGAATGAGGCCAGCTTCCGGGCCCCAGATCTTATACACGGCATAGTAGCCCAGTGCTGCTACCAAAATGGCAATGGGGGAAAAAATAAGTTCGTTGAATTTGGCAAGGAGGTTTTTCATGGCACAATGGAAATGTTTGAAAGGGTATCGATTTTACTATCCGGATTCATTACCAGGAGCTTTACCTGCCTTGGCCGCTTGCCCCAGTTCCAGGGCCATAGGTGGCGCAGCCGCCATTTCGGCCGGGTTTCCAGTAGCATAAGCGGGTTGGTAACCGAATCGCGGATGGAGATGGAGTCGCCGGTAATGGTTCCGGAAATGGTGCCGAAGCGGGTAGCTGCCCGGAAGCGGCGCACTACGGTAGGGAAAGAGTCGGAGGTCCCAGTCGTGGCGTGCAGCGTATCAGTGTGGAGCGGGGCTTTAATCTCCCGCTCGGTAGTTACGGTTGCCTCCGTCAGGATGCTGACGTCTCCCAGGTCCAGCCCCGACTCTTTCTCTACCTGCCGGATCCGTTCTTTCGTCAGGCTCCGGAAAGTGCTTTTACTAACTTCTACTTTTTCCTGCGTGGCCATCTGCTGGCCACCTTTCCCCACTTCGCGGAAGGTGTGCCCTTGGTGCAGGGCTACCACGGCTTTGGTTTCTTTTTTTGCAGCACGCAGCTGCGCCAGATGCCATGTCCATGCGTAGCCCAGCCCCAGAAGGGTAAGCAATGCGATGGCTCCGATTATGATGCTGCGAAACGGCATTAGTCTACAGGTTGTCGTTTCCGGCTGTATTGATGAGAGAGGAAACCTTCGAGCTTGCTTATTGCCTGGGCAAGCTCGTGCTGCGATTCAGCCAGGCGCTTCCGATCTTCACGCTCGCTTTCGAGCTCTTTTCGGAAATATTCCAGCTGCAGGTTTATGGTGGCCATCTGCTTGGTATAGGCAACGTAACCGCCAAAAATGGCACCACAGAGAGTAAAGGATAGGGTGGCAAATGCGATCCACGCCTCCGGTGTCATAACAATCATACCCATTTACATTCGAAAGGATTTGCGGCATTCATTATCTGGCATCTCCACCATGCGGGCAGAGTTGGTGTTCTCTTCCGGCACTGGCCAGAGCGGGTAATCCGCTTTATTATCCATCAGGAAGCGCAGGAGTTTGCCCAGGTACTGATCGGCCCGGCTCCGGTGTTTCTGGATGTAGGCATTTACCTGATCCGGAGAAGCCTGCTGCCGCTGCTGCTGGCCGTTGTTTTCATTCACTACCCGGATGCCGTTGGTAGTTACTTGGAGCACGAGTTCGGGCAAACCTTCCGCCATAGCTGCATGCGCCAGATAAGGAGCGATTTTCCAAAGGAGCTTATCCTGCGCTGCATCAGTTTCGCCGAGCGCCAGATCTTCGAGAAGTGCATCGAGTAGCTCGTCGCCCAGGTACGTGGGTAGGAGTTCGGTCTGGATCCGCTTAATGATCCGGGCAAAACGATTAAAGAACCGGTGCGGCTGGGTAACATCTACCAGGCTGGCAAATACGGTGCCGTTCGGAATAATGAGCCTCCGGGCGGCCTGCCGTTCCTCCGACTCATCCCAGAAGTCGTAGTCGGCTTTGTTCTTTTCCAGAAAAGCGAGGAGGCTTTCCGAGAATACATCGGCATTGTCCGAGATGTGGTCGGCCAGTTGGTTGTAGGTCCATTGGCGCACCGGTGCCGAGCCTTCGGTATTTCCTTCGCGGGTTCCTTCGTTGCCCAGGTCCACCACACCGCTGGGCATTTGCTCCAGTAGCGTGTAGTAGGTGAGTGGCCGCTGGATCTGGAAGAGGAGCTTTTGGCGCTTGGCATCGTCCGGGTCGGTAACGGTACCATCCCAGGCATCGTACCACTCGGCCATATCCAGGAAGGCCGTTTCTCCGATAAGAGGCTTAATGTACTTTTCCTCTGCCGCTTCCACGAACGAAGCCAAGGATTCGAAGTCCGTCTGCACAGAGAGGCGGCTGTAATACAGGCGCAGCTCGTCGGTCGTATTAAGAAGCTGGGGCATTGGTAGAAACGGTGGTTTGTTTTCCAGTCGGGTTTTTGTCGAGCGTGGTAAGCTGGGTGTCCTGAACTGCGAGGAAGTAGTCAGGATTCACTCCAGCCATCCACATAAGCATGTTGAGAGGTTCGAGTAGTAGGCTCCGAGGGATCGGAGTCTTAAAAGCTGTATGGAGTTCGGCTGCAGTGCGAAGTTCTGAGGCAGAGGAAGAAAGCTTACCACCGGTATCGATGCCGGCCAGGGCTGGGTTAATACCCACGGCACCACCTACTTCGATACGGAAGTCTTTAAAGAGCTGCAGGTACTTTTCATCGCTCGATTTATTATCCAGAGAAATGATTTCCACACCAGGAAAAGGCTTTCCGGATGAGGGATCCACCATAAATTCTGTAAGTATGGCTTTATCTACATTACGAGTACCAGATAGGTGCTCATCCATCTTTTGCTGCAGTTTCTCAAAGGCATCCTTACGCTCCTGAGAATCAGGCTCGCCAAATCGGTCGAGCCATTGAGATGGGATTTTGATATGATACTTGGTATTGTACCCATTATCGAGCCCAGCCTTGTGGAACTGAGGTATCTTATTCAGCAATTGAATCGTTTCAATCGCTCCCCACCAGCTGGGCACTGCGTAGGTAGCCTGGCCTGAGGTTGGCATGGCAATGTGAAAGATAAACTGAGGCTCTACTTTTTCGATACCAGTGTAGTAGCGAGGGATTACGATGCCTTTATCGGCTCCACCTTTGCCATCTCTTTCCCGAAAATAGATGTAGTTGTTTATCTGTCCGGTTTCATCGTCTCGCTCTTCCGCTCGAATGCTGGCCCAGTCCACTACTTTTACCTTTGCAGGCTTTCCGAGTGCGGTAAGCGTAACCAGTAGGTACACATTGTTGCTCTGAGGCCACTGCACGCACATTTCCAGCCATAATTTCCGGAGGTTTATCTGGCGGAACCAGTTCTTTGCAGCTGCATCTTCCACCTCTTCCAGGATGCGCTTGGCTGGCATGCCATTAGTCCCTGCTTCGAGTCTCTTTTGAAAAAGGCAAAGTCCGGATCCATGGAGAAACTCCGAGTCCGTTTTCAGAAGCTGGGGCATGCTGGAGCTTTGCCAAATGGTTTCCAGCACCAGATCGGGCAATTTGTCGTCCGATCCAAACTTTTCTATATCGAAGCCATGCTTTGTACCCTTCCTCTTGGTCTTAAGGGTATTACTCGACTGAGTTACTTCGATAAGTACACCACCAGATCGGTGCTGGATGTAGCCGATTAACGGCTCGTGTTTCTTACTTTTTGCCATGGCGTACAGAAATGCCGTTCAATCCCATAATGAGAGGGATTTTCACAGAAAATGGGTGGTTTTCTTCGATGTCAAATAGCAAAAGGGTGTGTGCCCGATTGCGTTCCTGCTTTTTGAATGAATCATTCTGCGCCCATCGCTGCCGGATGTCCTGCCGCTTCGGTACGCTGGCCAGTCGAACTCGCCTTTTCACTTTTCTGGCCATCGATTTCTCGCTGATAAAGTCCAATTCGAACTCTCCCATCGAGTTGTGAATGATTGCCAGCGCATCGTGAATGCTTAAGTCTGCCATGGTTCAAAATTGAAGTCCGCATAAGGGCTTTAATAGGACAGCTTTTCGCCCATCAGATTCTCATTTTTCAAAAACGACCTTTTTGGAGGCCAAAACCTTAAGCCATGGCCGTGCTTTTATCCATCCCACTTCTCCGGAGCCGATGTGCACGGGCGCACTATCGCAACAAAAGGTTGCGGTATTCCTTTTTCGGCTTATATGAAGATGTTGGAGTAGTTGCCAGGCAACTACTCGCCAGTAAAACAGGCGGTTAGGTCAGGAAAGGAAGGTGCTCATGGCACTAAAGTGCGAGTAGTTACCCAGGCGGGAGTACAGGGAGCACAGAAGGTAATCTACACAGTCGGATAAGTGGGTAGCCATCTCCTGGGGTATGTTTCGGCGCTCGCTCGACTTGTCTTTTTTAAAGTCGGAGGTGATCTCAGCGTACTGCATGCTCATCATTACGGCCTTGCAGTTATGGGCATGGAAGCGGATAATGGGGTACTTCGGCTCTGGCCGGCGTAGTAGGTTATTGATAAGGATCTGCCTGGGGCGGTGCTCGGGTAGCTTTCCGGATGCTTTCACCACACAGGCCCAGCCATTATGCAGGAAGCGATTCTTTACCTGCACGAAGATGGCATCGGCACCTAAGCGCTGGTTATGGGCGGTGGTATCTCCATAGACCTCTACATACTTCACCTGGTGCATGCTGTATTTGTTGCAGAACTTATCCACCAGCCGATCTACCAGAAGGAGTTCGGATTTATCCTGAAGTGGATCAGGTACTTCCCAAAGGTTATCGATAAAGCGCAGCTCCTGGGCATTACTGAGCTGGGTCTGCTGGGCCACCACCATGGAAGTGAATCTGTTGTTAAAGTCCATGGAAAGCAGAAGCGCTCCATCCAGCTTTATGAAGGTATCGCGTGTTATTTTCCGAGTGCCCTCGCCAAACTCGTACTCGAATACATCGAGGCAGGCATGCTTCTCTTCGGAGAAGCTGGGGTAGTAGCCGCCACCGATTGGCCGATCGAGTTCTCCATTCTCAACTTCAACAAACCACTCCATAGGGGAGAGCACCTGGCGAAGGTTCTCGATGTAGTCTCGGCCGAGGATGGCCACATTATCGTGCGTGGTGCCAGACATGAAGAGGTAGAGATCCGGATTTGCTTTGGCAAATTCCCGCCACTCGAATACCCAGCGCCCGTTTGGATCCCAGGGGGCAGAGGTAAAGTGTGCGATGCTTTGGTGCATGTAGTTACGCACAGGATCAAACTTACCAGGGCCGGTAGTGCGACCACGCACAGAGGCCACAAAGATTTTATTCCACACGTCTGGCTTAAACATGGCAGACTCATCTCCAGATAAAGAGTCAAAGGAACCGCCACGGAACCGGTCTTTTACTTCCAGAGAGCCCAGCTCCTTTACATGTCCATTGATAAAGAAATAACAGTATTCCGGGTTTTTGGGAGCTTTAAAGGGCGAGGCGAAATGCTTTGGCGGCTTTCTGCCGAATACCCACTGCCCTTGCCTGGTGTGCTCGTTGTACTCGTTAATATTGTACAGCTTCCAGGTGCTTTCCAGTTCTGGGCAGGTTTTGGTGAGGAGCTGGTAATAAGTAGGCGCTACGATCAGCGATTTGCCTGTAGGTAGGTTGCGAAAGAGCGCATGCTCATGGTGCCCCATTACGTGGGTCTTTCCAAAACCACGGCCAGCGATCAGCGCCTTTCGCTTTTGCCGGGCATGCAGGAAAGCAAGTTGCTTAGGGCTTAGCGAAATAACCTTAACCGACTTCTCCGCCATTTTTTACAGGGATTGGATCCACTACACGGTGCGGCACATCGATGGTGAAAACCTTATCTGCAGCTTCCAGATACTTCGGATCGGTAGTGAAAATGAATAGATCCGGCTGGTAATTGTCTGCAGAATCGAGCCCGCCATCTGGCAGGTTTTTCAAATTCATAAGCTCGATGGCCTGTTTCGAAAGGTTGGCAAATGCCTGCAGGTCGCCCTCTTCTCGGGCTTTTCTTGCGGCTGCCACCAGACTCTGGTACCACATGTTTCTTTCTGCCTGCAGATTGATGGTGAGCGCATCGCAGAAGATATCGCTCGCCTCCTGGGTAATGCGGGCAGCGGTAGAGATGGCCAGATCCGGAAAGTGCTTACACAGTTCCCGTGCCCGCTCCATTACCGTGTACATGCCTACGGAAAGGGCAAAGCTCATGCGGTACTTTTGTACCATGTCGGCCTCCTTTGGCCTGGCTCTCCGCTTCCCGGCAATTATTTCGCGGTAGCGGTCTATCTGATCGGGTTTCAGCATGAAACAAAGTTGCCCGGCCGCCTCGGCAACTTTTAGGACATAAAAAAGCCCCGCAACAAAGTCGCAGGGCTTTCACTTTCTAAAACCCTATTATACTGAAACCTAACCTTTGAGTTCGGCTTTCAGGTTTTTGATCTCGGCCCGGATGGCATCGAGTTCGGCTTTCAACTTGGCGGCATTCTCAGCGATTTCCGGATTATCCGGGCGCTCTTTTGCGCTTTTGTTGGCCTTGGTTACGTTGGCTCTTAGGTTGCGCTCGGTCTTTTCTAAGCCTTCCAGCTTCGCCTGCAGCTCAGCCAGGTTGCTGGGTGCTGCGGGTTTCGTAGCCTTCCAGAAAATGCCCTTGCTGGCCAGTAGCCGGAGCTGTGCGCTGAGGTCTTGGATCTTCTCATCCAGCTTGCCCAGGGTTTCCATCTTCTCCTTTGCTTCTTCGCTGAGCTCCTCGCCTTCTTTGGTGTTGGCGGCCAGCCAGTCGCTCAGTTCGTTGCGCTGGGCGTAGGTAGCACGGCGAACGAGGATCAGCTCTTTAGCGCCATCTCCCAGGCTTTCGCCACTGAGGGCTTCTTGCTCTTTGGCCTCATCTTCCAGAAGCGATTCTACCAGCGGATCCGGGCCTACGGTTTCCTGCACCGGCTCCGGCACGGAAGGCGCAGTAGGCTGCACGGGCTCATAGTTTCGGCCGATGGCTTTGCAGAGCTCGTACTCCAGCTTCTTAAGCCGATCAGGCGTTTCCCGCATTACATAGTTAATGATGTTGCGGTTCTTGCAGACTTTGGAAAGGAGCTGCACTCCTTCGTTGTGGTTTTTCACCTCGGCATCGAGCCAGGCTTCAATACTTTCTTTCATGGTCGGTATCAGTTTTACAGGCAACAAAAAAGGGAGCGCAATGGCTCCCTTTTTTAGGACGGTTTGGCAACTTTTAGCCGGCTGTGGTTAAGTCGGTAATGGTGCCCGCAAATTCGATCAGGCCCTCGGCGCTCTTGTAGTAGAACTCCAGCTCCTGGCCGTTTGGTGCTTCCAGATCGTCTCCGAATTTCCGGTTTAGTTTGCGGAGGATGGCTGGAGTTTCTTTGGTGCCTGCAATGAAGATTTGCCCGCTGTTAAGCACGAAGGCAAACACACCGCGGAAGGTGCCGCGTACCTGGTTAAGGTAGTCGCGGTTTACCGCAGAGTTACCTTTCACCATGCACTTCCCGATGGATTCGTAAGCTGGTGACTGCGGCGTGCCGATGTCGTTTTCCTCAATCCCTGCTTTGCCACCTTCGGAGTTTTTGATGAAGTCGAACTCCATGAATTTCTTACCAGAGGCAAACGTGAAGGCATCAGACAGGTACTTTTTGGTAGTACCGTCTTTTGCATCCATCGCAGTGATGTCAGATGCCAGGATGCCAAAGATCCGGGCCACGCCTCCAGGTGCACTTTCGCACGTGGAGGCCATATTGATGAGCGTTACACACATAGCTTTCTCAGTGGGTTAGGAGATTACTACGCTTGGTCGTTGGTCCAGATTACCTGGCCATCGCAGAAGTTTACTCCTGCACGGAAGTCGCCCATGATTTTGAGCGTCCGGTTGAACGGCTGCACTTCGATGTTGCTTCCGATTCCGTCCACATCGTAACCATACACCAGATTTTCTTTTGGTGTGAAGATTACACGCTGGCTGGTGCCCATGCCTGGTACTACAATGATCTTGGCACGAGTGCCTTCCACGTACATCTGGTCGAAAGACTTGTTGTACACTACGGCACCAACTTCGGCACGGTAAGCCTCCAGATACAGATCTGCCACCGACTGAGACATCAGGCAGTACATTTCTTTTTGGCGGTACTCAGGAGCAATAAGGGCACGAATGCCTTTTACCTGGTCGAAGGCATTGGAGGCATCGATTACTTCGCCATCGTACACGTTGCCTGCAGGGATTTCGGTAGATGCGATTGCAGCGGTAATGAGAGTAAGAATACCGCTCATGGTAGCGGCCGCAGTCGTTCCGCTGGCGTTGTAGGTTCCGGACCAGATGGCAGTCTCCAGGTCGTCAATTACCCGCTCGGTAATGGCATCCATGATGAACTGCTCGAGAGGGATGTCGAATGGAGAACCAGGAGGCGCACCTTCTACCTGACCGATCCAGGACTGGTACAGATCCAGCGGCACGATGCTGATGTCGAAAGAGCACCGGCGGGCTTTGAGAATTTGAGCGCTGAAAACCAGGGCATCAGATGCTGCGGTAAAACCTCCACCTGATGCGTACGGCTTCAAAACGGAGCCAGTGCGCAAGCGCATGAGAGGTACCTCGTCGATAATGCTACCATAGGTGGTAAACAATCCGCGAGTAGATTCTTTGAGGGCTTTCCTGAAAGCCTCTGCCTTATTCTGCCGTGCGTAAGCCCCGAGGGTGCTGTTGAGGGCGGTAATAGTTACAGACATGTTAGAAGTGGTTGCTGCTTAAGAGGTGAGAAAAAGAGAGTTAAGAGTGCTAAGCGAGGCGAGCCTTCGCCGCATTGATTTCCCGCTGGCGTTTAGCCCATGGGGTTTCTTCAAGCGGGTTGGTGGCTGTGCCCTTCTTGCCATCGCTTACCCGGTTGCCAGTAGGCACTACTACGTTGCGCATCAGGGGCGCTTCGGTAATGGCCCGGAGCGTTTCGGCCTGCCGGCCTACTACTTCGCTCAGGCGGCTTACTGCTTCGGCAAGGGCACGCACCTGGCGGTCGGTTTCTGTGCCATCTTCTGAGGCAGAAGCGGCTGCAGGTTCGGCGGCAGGATCGGTAGTAGCCGCAGGTGCTACCACTTCGGTAATGAGGCCGGCATCGTCGGTAGTGATGGTGTAGCCATCCAGATCGCCGGTGAGCGTGTGCGTACCGGCAGGCGGTACATCGCTGGTGCCGTTAATGTACACCTGGTCTCCCACGGCTGGGATTTCCGAGTCGGATTCGATCGAGATTACCGTGCCATCGGGCAGGGTGTTTTCGATGCTGCGGGGCGTTTCGGTTGCCGCAGGCTCTCCGGCAGCATTGCGCTTACCCATGCCGAGGATGCCTTTGATCTTATCGATAAGATCTTCGGTTTTCTTTTGCGATTTATTCATGGTGAGGAAGTTGTGAGACTTTAAGCTACGGGCTTGCCCGTTGTAGCGGTTAATGAAGTTTTCGAGGATCTGTGGCTGCTCCACCAAAATTCGCATGATCTCCGGGTTGTTATCCAGAAAATCGGTAGCTCGCTGGGCCAGGCTGCCACCATCGCGGAACATGTTGAGCGTGTTTGCGCCCTGATCTACGAAGTCGGTAAAGTGCCAGGCCTGCACCCGTTCGTACAGGATTCTCTCTTCTTCTGGAAGGGAGAGCATGTAGAGGCCTTGTTTATTACTGCCTTCCCAGTCCTCTTCCTGCCCTTCGGCATTGATGAAGTACATAGGCCCAGGTGAGAAAACGATGCTCATCATCATCGCATCCGGATTTTTGGATGCCATGCCGAGGATGTAGGTTTTAAGCCCTGGCTTACCTGGGCTCATTTCGGCAACATCGTCGAGGGTGATGTCGGCTATTACCTGGTTATCCCGCAGGCGGAAGTTCCGGGCCCGGCCGGCAAAGGTTCCCAGCGCTGGATTGCACTCATTCGGGTGCCCGAAGCGGATCTGCATGCCAGCGGCTTCGAATGCTTTGCCCAATTCAGCCAGCTTTTCGATGAAAGCCTGTGGAGTTACTACACGGAGGGTAAGATCTTCGTAGCTGCCCCACTCATCTTCGTCGGTTGGTGGAGTCCATACCCAGGTCCAATCCCATCCGGCTCCGCCACGGGGCTGCATGGCCTGGCAAAGCACCACATCACGAAGGATGCCCGCTTCCAGATCCACATTGGCGGCAGCTACGCCAGCACTGGCGGCCCGGCTCATTACCTGCCCGCGGCTGTTGGCAAATGGATGTAGTTTTTCCATGGTCCAAAAGTCCACCATGGGCAGGCCCTATCTTAGGACTATTCCGCTACCGTGTATTCGTAATTATTGTTTCCGGAGGTGTTCAAATACAGGCTTCCATCCACCAAAACCACTGTGCCTACTACTACGGCAGACTCGCTCGGGTTGAAAGGCTGGAGAGGTCCGAGATCTTGGTAATCTGTATTGCCAGAAGGCGGATCGGTATGCGGATTTTCAGACAATTCTCTCCAGTAGATGTTCCCCTCGTAAAGCATGTAGTTGTTTATGTCGGCCGGGTTGCTGGTGCTCCAGGTGCCGATGTAAGGCTCTTTCAGCTCCCAGTGCGCAGGGTCGAGGGTGTAGGTTGCCTTTTTGTACCGGAAGAAAGCCTGCATTTGGGTGCTTACCAGCTCCAGGTCGAAGCCTTGCTTTTGCCCAGGTGCAGTGCCGGTGCCGTAGTCGCGATTAAGGCGGAAAGGAACATCCTCATCTCCAGCGATAAACCACTCCTCGCCTTTGCGGAAGATAAGCCACCAGCGCCCTTCGGCATTGGCCCGCAGCCACTCGCTTACATTACCGCTCATGGCAAAACCCAGGCTGCACTCGTAGGCTACGCCAGCGGCCACATTGCGTTGGCGAGCCTTATACTGTGCACTCTCGAAGTCGAACTTAAGTCGCTGGGGGATGGCATCCATCGGAGGGAGCCAGAAGATGCGCTCCTGCGCAAAGAGGGTTGAGAACTGATCGCCGAGCGGCACCAGGTAAAGTTCGGTAATGCCCGAAATGAGCACAGGGCAGGTACCTTCCTGCACTTCGGCGGTTTCCAGAAACTCAAGTAACTCCATTAAAATAGGCTTAGCTGCCCCGAAGTTGGCTCCCGTTTTTTCGGCTGTTTTAAGACAGGGGCCGTAGGGTTAAGTGCTTTTTCCTTATGCCGGAGCCAATTGCGGTAGGCAGATCCGATGTCGTACTCATCCTCCGTAATCTGGTATAGCTGCAAAAAAGCCCGCAGCGCCGATAATGCGCAGCCGCCTTGCGATACGGCCACTGCCATGCAGGCATACATCCGATCTCGAAACTCTCTGCTAAGGGTATTTACCAGCGAGTAAGCCACGAAATAACTTGAAGTGGAGATCTGCATACAGAGCACGGTAGAGGAGGTAGTTTTTCGCTCCATGGCAGCCCTGGAACGAGCGTAATCTTTATGCAAAACCACATGCCTACCGGGCGGATGGTACACGCCATTTATGGTTCGATCCTGTACGAATTTCAGGATATAAGGAGGCACCGGTACTTGGTGCAACTTCTTTCTAAAATCCATTTTTCCCATAAGACAAATGAGGGCCAAAAATTCCGGATTATCAAGTATTTAGCCTTTTTTTTGATAGGACAGGTGAGGGCCATTTTTCTTGTTTTCGTCCTGTACTACACTCGGAGCCTTTGCCCCTCTCCTGCCCGATCCGGACGGCCCGCATCTGGGTACTTTTGCTCTTTTTGTGCCACACCTTTTTTTATAGGTGGCATTTTTGGCAGCTACCACAACTACCTCAACTACCTTTTTATGTAAGGCTCTCAGGTTCTGAACCTTACAAAATATTTTGTAGGTAGTTTTAGGAGTTTTCGAGGTAGTTGCGAACTACCTTTTTCAACTACCTCGGCCCAGCCTCGCCAAAACTACCACCAACTACCTCCAACTACCTTTTTGTACCCGAAAACTACCACCACCAAACCAGCCCCAAAAACCGTAAAACCCTATATATCAATATTTTTCTATTTATAAAGAGAGAAATATATATATAAGGTAGCTGAGGTAGCTGAGGTAGTTGCTTTTTCTGTGCTCTTCGAACTACGTTCGTATCTTCTGGTTTGGTCGGAGGGCCGGGAAGCCTGAAAAATCCGAATCCACTTTCCCGGCCCGGAGGCCAAACGCCGAATACCTCTCCAATTTTTTGACATAACTTTTTTTAATAGATAGACAGAACTACGATGTATTGATAGAGGTCTGAGGGTATAGGTTGGTTGGGGTGCGGGGAAGGGCCGAGATAAAGGCGCTGAGGTTCGGCTATATGGCTGCGGGCTGTACCACTGGCCAGTACGTTCGATTCTCAGCGCCTTTTTGTTTTGAGGGAGCAAGAGGGCTCAGATGCCCAGCGCCTGGATCTCGCGGATGCGGTTGTACTGCGCATCGTCGAACCAGATTACGAAGCCATCCAGATCCTGATTTATGGCCACCTCCAGCTCTGTGCGGGTGTTGCCCGATATGGTTTGCAGCGTGCGCCCATCCAGCGCCTGTATGCGCATGCTGGTTACCGGGTTTCCCCATACGCCACCAGAGAAGAAACCGGTGAGAATCCGGATCCGGTTGAGCCTCCGCACCTGGGAGAACGAAAAGCGGATGGATGCCTGGCCAGAGGTTACCCAGCGGGTGTCGCCTTTGGCATCCATTACATTGCTGGCCGCTCCCGCGAAGGTGGTGCCCAGCGGCTGTATGCCGTAAGGGATCGGGCCCTCAGCCGCAGCGGGTATGTAGCTCGGCAGGTTGGAGTAGAATAGTGCCCTGTGCAGTACCGGCAGGCAGGCAGGGTGCATCCACCAGTTTTGTGTGCGGAAGATATGGCCGTAGCTGTTTATGCCGGCTTCCATGCGTGCGGTGGTGCTGCCGCAGTTGGCTGGTACCGGGCTGCAGGTGCGCTCTCCGGGCCAGCACGTGTCGAGGCGGCCAAGGGTGGCACCATTCTCGTCGGTCCAGGCGCAACAATTGTGGGAGTGGCTTATGCCCAGGTTGTGCATTACCTCGTGCAGCCAGCCGTACTCGTCCAGGCCGGGGCGCTCGTCGGTGCCGGGCTCTACTTTGCCGAAGCCGCACACGGCATACCTGGCACTGGTTACCGAGCCGCGGCTTATGTAGGCAATGCCGCCGAAGTTGCGGCCGCTGATCCGGAATTTAAAGTGCTCAGGCCGATTCATTATTTCTGGCTGGCTGGCCCAGGTGGGGAGCAATGCGCCGGCCGTGGTAATGGTTTCCAGGCTGTCGGGCGTGGTGTTTATCTTAAGGGTAACAATTTCGAAGCGCAAACCATACAGGCGCTCGGCATTTCGGCTTATGCGTGCCCATCGGTCTCGCACCACTGTTTCGGTTTGGCTGCCCCAGTGGCTGCGGTAGATGCTATCTACCTCCACATACAGGCGCACAATGCGGTTGCTGCGGTAGGCCGGATCTCGAAAGTTGGGCTCGCTGGCCACACGCAGCGCCACACGGGGGGCAGCGGGGGCTTCGAGCTCGCATACATGCGGTTTGGCGGGCTCCAGGGCATAGCCCTGGAAAGCCCAGCGGGCGTAGTGTTTCAGTTTTGCTACCATGTTGGTGAGGTTATGGAGAGCAAGTTGCCACGGCCGGGCAGGCAAGGGTTAGGAACGAAAAAAGCCCCGCAACAAGGCTGCGGGGCTTTCCATCATTATTTTCAATCACACTTGTTCAATCCTATTCTTTACCGCGAGGTACTGGTGTACACATCGTAGCTATTGGTGCGCTTTCGGGGTATGGCATAGGGCGTAAGGCCCTTGTCTCGCATCTCGGTCTTTATGGCCTCTACCTTGCCCGGATCGAGTGTGTGGATCCGGCACTCGGTTTTGCCAGTAAACCGGTTGCGGCCGTAGATGTAGAAAACTTTTTCGGTCATGGTAGAAAGCCCTCCGGCATTTGGTCCAACTTTTCAAACTCAATCACCCATACCCATGGGTTTGCATCCCAGCTTTCTGCGCCATTGATTGAGCACCAGAGATGCTCGAAAGAGCGTGCTGGAAGGAAAGTGTGGAAGCTGCGACCTTCGGAGTCGGTTACATATCCCTCATAGGGATCAGAAAAAAACACGCCTTCCTTAATGGCATCTTCCTGGGTAATGGATTGCAGCCTTTCGATGGTTACCGATTTTACCCGCAGCCATATCCGGCAAGCGGCCTTTGGCATGTGGATGGAGGGCTTCCATTTGTAGCCATATTTTTCCTTAGCGTACTCCATCCAGTCGGCATGCACCTGCGTGGGCCGCACAATTAGGTCTCTTTCTTTTGTGCCTTCCAGTAGGTCGTGAGCATGGGCGGCCATTAC